ATATGGCAGATGAGCAATTAGACAGAGCATTAGCAATTGTTGTTAAACTGCTTATGAATCCAGATGTACCTTCAGCAAAAGCTCCGTATTTAATTATTGAGCTTCAGGCCATGTCTACAAAGTTTTCCATGATGGCTTCTTATTATTCTACTATAGCTAAAGATAAAGCTGGCACAACAAACAACAATAAGAAAAATATTTATTATTCAGCAAAGGAGTCCATAGACAAACTTGTAGATGCACTTAAGTATGTCGTTAGGTACAATTCATAATGGGTAGAGATATAGTAAAAAACCTTAAGTTTAAAAAGCACACAGGCAAGCACTTTGATCCAGAGCTGTTTGCACAGTTGCTTGATGAGTCATACCGAAATACAAAACGTGCAGACGGGGAGATGACCAAGAAGTCATTCAGTCCAAGCTCTTTAGGATATGGTCATGGCACATGCCCTAGATACTGGTACATGGCATTTAGCGGTGCAATGTTTATTGATGACAATGACGCTGTGGCTGTTGCTAATATGGCACAAGGAACTCAGGCTCACGAAAGACTTCAAAAGCTTATTGCTACTATGCCAGAGTTTAGAGCAGAAGAAGAAGAGATTATTAATGAGTATCCACCTATACGTGGATTTATAGATTTAATTATGGAGTACGATGGCGAAACCGTAATTGGAGAAATTAAAACAGCTAAGCAAGAAGTGTGGGATGCTAGACAGTCAGAGATGAAGCCTACAGCCAACCATTTGCTACAGCTTCTGACATACATGAAACTAAAGAATGCCAAAGAGGGATTTTTCTTATACGAAAATAAAAATACCCAAGAGCTGATTGTTATTCCAGTATCTATGAATGAAAAAAATACTCAAATAATTGAAGAGACATTCTTGTGGATGTGTGAAGTATGGGATAACTTTAAAGAAGGCGATCTGCCAATGCGTCCAGAAGGAGCATCAAAATCTAAGATGCCTTGCACATATTGCCCAATTAAGAAAGAGTGTTACTCTGGATTAATAGGAACAGTTCAAATAGAAACATACAAGGTTCCAAAACTATGATATGTGCTAATAAGGAATGTGCTAAAGAATTTAATCCAAAAACTCATAATCAAAAGTACTGTACAGATGAATGTTGCAGAGTTGCAACAAATAGACGCATTATGGAAAAGTATTATGAAAAAAAGGCTATACGTAATGGGGCAACTCGTGGGTGTAAAAAATGCGGATCTCAATTAAGTAGATATAATGATACGCCATTGTGTGCTTCATGCCAGAAAAAAATAGATATAACAAAAAGAAGTAAAATTAAAGGAATGCTAGATGAAATTAGCTGACCTAGTAAAAACCAAAGCAAACAGGGTTCTTGGCATAGACGCTTCTACGAACTCTGTAGCATTCTGCCTTATGGAAAATGATAAGCCGTTAAAATGGGGCAAGATTAATTTAGTTGGATCAGATATATATGAAAAAATATATGATTCTAAAAAGAAAATGCACGTAATGCTTGATGAGTTAAAGGCTGATTATATTGCAGTAGAAGGAGCAATCCTTGTCAGATCCCCTGACGCTGTGATAAAATTATCATATGTCTATGGTGTTGTCATTGCTGAGCTTATGTCTACTGGCGCTTCCGTTATTACTATATCCCCTAGTTCTTGGCAGGCATATATCGGCAATAAGAACCCAACAAAAGATGAGAAGCAGGCAATAAGAGTAAAGAATCCAGGTTATGCCGATTCATGGTATAAAACTCAACTACGTAATATGCGTAAACAAAGAACAGTAGATTATTTTAACAATAAGTATGGGATTCTGCTAAACGATTTTGACGTAGCAGATTCATTTGGAATTGCTCATTATGCCAATAAGGTGTTGACTGAACGATGAAATTATACCAAAGTCAGATATGGCTGTATCGTAGATATGTAGTTCAGAAAAAAACGGTAACTGAAATTGCCGATGAGTGTAAGGTCTCTGCAATGACAATACAGAGATACCTAGATAAGTTTGGACTAATTAAAAAACGATGAGTAAAGATATATGGCTCAATGCTAACGAAGAAACAGCAGGAGATTTAATTTTAACTGGATACACTGGAGAGTTTAAAAACATGCCAGTTTATGACGAGGTAATATCCTTGACTAAAAGCTCAGAAGGTCATAATCAATATGCACTAGATTTTGGATGTGGGGTAGGAAGAAATACTCGTGCTATGACTAAAGATTATAGAAAAGTTGTAGGCTTTGATTTACCAAGTATGATTTCGTTAGTTCCAGCAGAAAACCAGTCAAGCAATATATTATATACATCAGACTGGAGTACTGTTAAAAGTTTTAAATTTGACCTAGTTCTTGCCAGCCTTGTATTTCAACACATAGAAGACTCGGAGCTAAACGAATATTTAAATGATATCTCTAATATTACTGATAAAATAGTTATACATAGTAGGACATGGATTGACCATTCTGAAACAAAGGTCTTGCCAATTCTAGAAAAATATTTTATAATGGATAGCATCGAACACACAACAGATCCAAATAATCCTATAGACGATCATTTTATTGCAGTAATGAGGACTAAATAATGTTAAAGCCAGTATTTGAGGATGTAATAACTTTTAATTGTAGTGATCTATATTTAAGGTCTGTAGGTGCTCCTGCGGGAAATAAGATATGGTCAACCTGCCATGAAATTGCACACATGCTTATTGAAAAGAATATATCATACGGTAATTCAGCTTTGGAGCCAGCCAGAATATTTTCGACGGCGGATAGCGTAGAGCAACTAAAGGTTAGAATTGATGATAAATTAAACAGAGTTAAAAATAATCAAGGCTTTGCAGGAGATAATGATATTGATGATCTTATAGGGTACCTAGTATTATATAAAATAGCTAAATCCAGTTGATTTTTTAGTCGACTAAGAGTATACTCTAACATATGTCTGAAATTGAATTAGCTGATCATTTTGATCGCATGAATAAAGTAGTTGAAGAACTGCTAAAAGGTAATACCCCAACCCAAATTTCTACCCTCACAGGCTTTAAGAGGGCCGAAGTTGTTGAGTTGATAGGTGAGTGGAAGAATGTAGTCCACAACGACACAGCGGCCCGTGAGAGGGCTAAAGAGGCTATCTCTGGGGCAGATCAACACTACGCAATGTTAATTAAAGAGGCTTGGAAAACTGTAGAAGATGCAGATCAGGCTGGACAACTAAGCGTTAAATCAGGAGCTCTTAAATTAATTGCAGATATTGAAGGCAAGAGAATTGGTATGCTGCAAGAAGTTGGCCTACTAGATAATGCTGAGCTAGCAAATCAAATTGCAGAGACGGAGCGTAAGCAGGATATCCTCGTAAAAATATTAAAAGAAGTCACTGCTTCTTGCCCTAAATGTAAGATGGATGTAGCAAAGAGACTTTCTCAAATTACTGGCATTGTTGAACCAGTCGTGCTAAATGAAGAAGAGGCTAATGTTCTGTGAGCATGTTTACAAAGAAATGGATACCAAGTTGTGTCCAAAATGTGGCCTGCCTACACATAGCATTGATTGGAAAGAGGTAGCAAAGCTCCATAGAGAATGGATTGATAGCGGTAAAGCTACACCGCAGGGTTGGTGGTCAATATAATGGATCTAGACTTTAATGATTTAATTGACATGTTGGACGGCGAAGAATTTGATGAGCGTCCAGTAGATCTTCGCACATTTGTAACAAGCCCTGAGTATCTTGGGCTTCCACCACTTTCTGAATACCAATATACACTAATTGAAAAGTCTTCTCAAGTATATAAAGAGTCTACACTAATCAAGTTATTTGGTGAAGAAGAAGGCAAGAGAATGTTTAAGCAGACAGCCAATGAGGTTGTTGCTCAACTAGGTAAGGGTTCTGGCAAAGACTACTGCTCTACCATCTCTGTAGCATATATAGTATATTTACTATTATGCCTTAAGGATCCAGCATCCTACTACGGAAAGCCTCCTGGTGACTCTATTGATATTATTAACATTGCTATTAACGCACAGCAA